TCGTAGTCAGCCGAACGGCCAGTATCATAAGTCATGGTTTTATCCCGAAATCGTGAGGTATTGACCGTCGATCGTCAGCGGCACGCCGTTGATTGTGAGCGCGTTAGAGGGCACCACTGTCCCAAGGACAGCGGGGATGAGCTGCTTTCGTGCTCGACGCGACATCGGCTAGGGCCCCGTCGCGGCGATCACGGAGGTGATGTCGGCGTAGACGGCGGTCGCCGTCGTCACCGTCAGCTGGTACGTGCCGGGCGGGATGTTGACGGTCTGATATGCGTTCGCGGTGAATGTCGAGCTCAGCACCGAAACGTAGGTCGATCCGTCGGCCGAGAGCTTCTTGAGATCGACCGAGCCACCGCCCCAGGTCGCGGTGATGGTCATGCCGTAGGTGCCACCGAGCAGCTTGAACCCGGTCTGCGAGCTCGAGATGTTCGAATAGGTGACCTGGTCGTAATAGCCCTGCATCGACATGCGGAAAGCCCCTGAGGAAGCGGAAAGCGCTTCCTTGGTGCTACCCCTGCCCGGTTAGCGATTTTCCGGGCTACACGCCGCCGTTTTGGACGAAACACCAGGTGTAGCCGGCGGTGCTCAGGAAGATGATCGAGTGTCCGGTCGGGTTGCCGGCATCGTGCTTGAGCTTGTTCGGCGGGATTTCGTATTCCTCGCCGATCTCACGATGTGGACGACCGAGAGGAGCATCAGGACGATCATCAGTAATCCGGCAATACGCCTTACCGCCGCGGACGAAGATATCATCGCACCAATAGGCGTCCGCTTCGCCGCAGCATGATACTGAAGGGACATCCGGCTGCATCAGCGAACGGTACCATTGCCGGATTTCCGGGGCCGCGCCCTCCCATTGGCCGTTGTCGCGGCCGGCGGCGGATCCTGTCGCCAAAGCCACCATTCCCGCAAGGCACACGCCACGGAGAGCGCCGCGATGACAGCGAGAAAGCAGATCACCCAATAGACGAACCAGAGCGGAAACGTCACGCATGACCGCCTTTCCCGAGGATGTGGGTTGCAATGAATGTCACGATCGCAGCGGCGCCCGATGCCCACCAGACCTTCTTCTCGACGGCGCTGATGCGCTGGTCGTGCGCGTCGCTACGGCCGAGCAGAAGGTCGATCTTGGCCTCGACTCGGCCCATTGCTCGCTGCATCTCGTCGCTCATCTCCAGCACCGCTTATTTCGACCTACCTGGTTGTGGATCCTGACTTGCTCGATCGTTTCCAGCGTGTCGCGGTCGCCGGAATAGGTGATACGGGTCCAACCCGAGCAGCGCGCCGCGATGTTCGACGGCTTGCTTCCCGCCGTCACGGTTGTCCGGGTCGCCTCGAAACATCCCGCGGTCGGAAGGCACAGGGCCGACAGTAGCGACAGCGTCAGAGCGAGCCTGATTGCCGGCGGCTGCTTCTCGAGCCAGCGCCGCATCCCACTGACGCTTGGTTTCCTTGAGCCCTTCGTTGTAGCCATAGGCGATGCATCCCATGCAGGTGAACGCGACGATGGCCGTAGCGATGGCCCAGCGCCGGAAGAGAGGAACGAACACTGCGACCGCAACGGCGGCGAATCCGATCAGCATGTCGATGCCGGCCCAGCCGAAGACGAAATGCCAGGCGAGGGCCAGCCAGTTCATGACTTGAAGACCATGGCGCGAAGACGCGCCCAGAATGACGGTTGAGGCGGTGGCGGGCATGCGGCAGCCGGCGGCGTCACCTTGGCCGGCTCCGGAGCGGCCGCGGGAGGCTTGGCGGCCGGCTTGTCGAGGCCGGACAGGCAGAGCTTGGCTTCGTCGGCGCGGCGGTTCACAAGCCCGCGCTGGACCACCAGCGGGCCGCTTGGGCCACGGGGATGCGAGCCGACGCGCCAGCCGCGGATAGCCTCGCAGCCGCCACGGAAATCGCCATCGTTCCATTTGCGGACGATGGCCGAGCCGCACAGGGCGCCGACGCCGGCGTTATAGGAAACGGAGATCGCGGCCGCGCGCGCGGTGTCCGGGAGATTGACGCGGATGCAGCGGCCTATGCCATGGTCGTAGTCCTCTGCGAGGCGCTTGGAGAGACGATCGGCCCAGAACTTTTCATCGTGGGTTTCGCCGAGCTTGACGCCTTCGGTCTCGCCGTAGCCGCCGGTCGGAAGACCATTGGCGAGGCGATCCGGGACGACCGTCGGCGCATAGCCCTCCCAATGCTTGACCAGCGGCACCGCCATGGCAAGCGAGGCCGCCGAGGCAACCGTGATGGCTGTCTTGCGGGCGGTCATTGCGGCTCCCTCTGCTTGGCGAGGCGAGCGAGCGGGATGACGGCCGTGTTAACGATGACGCTCAGGACGACCAGGAACCACGGATTGAAGATGTCCGTAAAAGCCCCGAGAACGGCGGCGATGCCGTTGAAGACGCCCACGGCGAGCGAAATCCGGATGGTCCAAAGGCGGTGGAATTCCCGCCAAGCATTGTCGATCAGCCGCATCGGCTCTGCCCCGTGTTGATGGGGCGACCATGGGACGGGCCGGTTAGCGATTTTCCTTGGCTACCGTGGGTTGACGGGATAGCTTCAAACCATGTTTGAAGACGTTCATTTCTTGGCTCGGTGCCTGCGCTACAGGTTCCGAACCGAGCGACAGCAACTGAAAGCGCTGCTGCGGCTCGATCTGGCAGGCGCGACCGTTCTCGACATCGGCGCCAACAAGGGAATTTACTCGTATTGGCTTTCGCGATCTGTCGGACCGGGTGGTCGCGTGCTCGCCTTCGAACCTCAGCCTGAGATGGCTGACTACATTCAGCGCCGTCATTTGCGCAACGTCGAGGTTATCAACGTCGCGCTTTCAGACCGCACGGGTTCTGCTAGCCTTTCCCGCAAGCGCGCCGGAGACGGTAGCGCCTCGCTGGGCAGACGTATCGGCGCCGCGATAGACGTGACCCTCGCACGCCTCGACGACTTCGGCCCTATCCAAAATCTGAAATTCATAAAATGCGACGTTGAGGGGCACGAACTCAGCGTGTTTCGAGGTGGCGAGAGACTGCTGCGAAGCGCGCGGCCAATCCTTCAGTTCGAGAGCACTCCGGACGAGATTGAGCCTATCCAGGCATTCCTCAAAGATCTCGGGTATTCCGGCGTGATGTTTGGCGATGACGGCTGCCTCGCCGTCGAGGATATCAAGCGGGTGCCGCATCGCAAATTTGGCTTCGGCGGACATAGGGATTTCCTATTCCGCCCTGCCTAAATGATTCTCAGCAGTTTGTTGGCGATGATGGTCGGCTGCAAAATTCCGAATGCGGCGCTGGTGCCGCCCTGCGCAGTTCCGGTGAACGTTGCGCCTGACATCGAAAATGTTAGGACGGCCTCGTTCGTTTTAGGATAGCTGGAGTCAGACCCGGTAGCCAACGAGCCATGCGACGTGCCGTTCCCGATCTGGATACTGTACGGGTTCGAAGTGATGGATCCGCCGATCGTGCCAGCCGGCGTATATGGCGGCAGGTTAGACGTTGCAAGCTGCCGGGATTCCGAGCCGCCTGTTCCGCCGAGCGTCGTCGGTCCGGTGATAAAGCTGCCGGATAGGCGGCTCGCCGCGCTCCCACCCATGTCATCCTTGCCTGCAGTCACTCGACCGCGGCAATCCGGGATACCGAACGTTGTGGTGCCATCACCAGAGCCGTAGGTGGTGCCAAAGAGCGAGAACAGTGCCGAGTATGCCGTCCGGCTAATGTTCTGACCATACATGAGTGCGAAGGAGCTGTTCGGAGCGGTTGCACCCCAGAAGTCAACGCTGGCGCCGATCGGGATGTTGTAGGGATTGCCGAAAGAGTTATGAAGGTAGAAGACGCCATTCGTGGCACTATAAAGCACGACATACGGCGAGCCAGCGACAAGGAATCCAGCAGGCAATTCCACGTTTGGATTGACCTGGATCGACTTCGCTCCGAGGCCGTCCACGTTGAGAGTGACGTTCGGAGAGCCCGCCGTGTTTGTCGTGTGCGGCGTGAACGCGATCATGGCGCCGTCCAGATGCGCGAGGCTGTCGAAGACCTGATTGGAGCTCACGGTGTAGGCCGTGGAGGTGCCGCCCGTGGTGATCGCGCCGGCGATGTCGTCGCGGTACTTGGCGGCGGCCGCCATCATGCCGCGCGTGCCGTCGTTCAGCGCGGCCGGCGCCATGCCTTCCGGAAACGGACAGGTCGAATCCGCCGTGCCGTTGTTGGCGGCGGTTTTGCTCCATTTCCAGAACGTCATTTTGCGGCCCTCAATCGAACCGCTCTGTTGTGGAGGCTGGCCGTTAGCCGTTTGTAATGATGCTATTCCGAAATAGTCCGGATCGGTCCATTAAATTTCTGATCTTTGGCTTGCTGAGGAACTTGACCGCACTACGTGAGTTACGTAGAAAGCTCGGGTACGTTAATCACGTAGTAACCGGGCCATGCACACTGTCTCCATGACGAAGGCGTTCGAAGCAGCCGCCAAAGAAGCGGGGCTGACTGAGGACGAGGTAGCCGCCATCGTGGACTACCTTGCGGAAAACCCGCTGGCCGGCGATGAAATCGTCGGAACCGGCGGATGTCGGAAGGTCCGTATTGCCGGTCGTGGCAAGGGCAAGAGCGGCGGTTACAGGACGATCACGTTTTACTCTGGTGAGGCGATGCCGGTCTACCTCATCACGGTATTCTCGAAAGGGGAGAAGTCTACATTGACTGGCAAGGAAGCTGCTGCGTTGAAATTAATTACAAAAGCAATCGTGGCAGAGCACCGGAGGAGGATCGCGGTGCTTGCGGAGAGAAAGGGTGAGTCGGCATGAGCAAGAAGGCATTTGACAAGATCGCTGCGGGCCTCGGTGAGGCGCTGGAGATCGCGCGCGGGAACGCTAAGCCTGCCAAGCTCTACGTCCCGCCGGAAATCGATGTCCGTGGCATCCGCAAGAAGTTGAACCTGTCCCAAGACGACTTTGCGGCAGAGTTCGGGTTCACCATCAACCAGATCAGGGATTGGGAACAGGGGCGCACGCGTCCCCTGGGAGGACTTCGAGCCTATTTGATGCTCATCAAGACCGACCCCAAGACCATTTTGGAAATTCTTCGAGCCGGCGCCAAGAAGCGCAAGGCGGCTTAATTAGCCTCTCAAGGAGAACGGCGCGACCTTCAACCCATAGAGGTTCGGTCGCGCCGGCAGGAGGTTTTGCAGTTGCGGTGTCGCGGTGAGCGCGGCGAGGTTCGGCGCGGCCGTCGCGCCGGTGCCGGTGATCTGGAATGCCGGTTGCTTCTGCGGCGCGGCCGCCGTGGCATCTTGCGCCGGCGGCGTGATCACCAGCGGCGCTCCGGGCTGCTGCGGCCCGGCCATCGACATCGGCGCCGCCTTCCCGCCCATCTTCCGATCCGCCCAAGCAGCAAGATCACCGGCGCTCATGTTGGCGAGGAAAGGGTTCGCCTTCACCACCCGATCGCCCAGGATCGCGCCGGCCGGCGTGGTCGGATCTGCGTTCAGGATGCCGACGGCGCCTTGCGGCCCGGCAAAATGCGCCAAGTACTGCGTTCCAGGCGTGACCGGGAGCCCCGATTTCGATAGAATGCCGGCATTGTCACCCGCATAGGCCGCGGTCATCTCGCGAGACAAGGCAGGATCGTTCTTGAGCGCCAGCAACTCTTCCCGTGACCCTTTGATGTCGGGCCTGTGGCGCGCCAGCATGTCGAGCCATGTTCCGTCGATGAACTGCCCGACGCCAGAGGCCGACGAATTCGGGTTCGACGTGTTTTTTCCGCCGCTTTCCACAGAAATGATGTGATCGATGAGGTCCATGGTCAAGCGATCCCGAATGATTGATCTGCGGCCCGAGGAGTGGCGCGGCAAGGCACGGCCGGGAGAGCCGCTTTTCGGCTCCGGTGCCCCAGATGCGCTGGCCTATGCATTCGGCTGGATCCTCGTTTCAGCGGTGATCTACTGGTTTCGTCACTGACGCGACGGCGACACGTAAATCCTGTTCCCGCGATTGGTGCCGCTGGTCTCCACCGCCAGAGCGCCGGCGCCGCCGCGGCCGACCTGCCTTGCGATCTGCTGGGCGCGCTGGATGCGCTGCACGGTCTGATCAACAAGCCGCTCAAGCGCTTGCGCGTTGATCCTTGGAGCTTCGCGAAGCAGAATGTTCGCCACTTCCTGCCGCACCTGCGCTGTGTTGCCGTTCCAGCCATTAGCGGTGGCCGTTACAAGGTCTCTGGCCGCACCGAGCATGTCGCCTCTCAGAATATTCCTGACCACGCCGAAGACCATCTTCGGCTCGACAGCCATTGCGGCATCATCGTTCGCGTTCTCAATGGTCTTGGAATTGCCAACCGATCGATGACGGGTGTCGAACATCGTCTGTTCGCGATCAAGCCGGCGCTGGATCTGATTGACTTCTCCGGTGCGGGTCGGTCCTTGATAGAGAGAAAGAGCGTCAAGCTCTGATTTCGCCTTGTCTGATGAAAGCGGAAGAACCTTATTTGAACCCGCCGGAGCCTTCTCAGCTCGCTCGGCAAGCTTATCGGCATAGCCGATCCGATATCCCTGCTTTGAAGGCTCATTCAGCGCATCAAATCGAGCGATATTGTCAGCCGCGCGGCCTCTCGTTGCGGCGTCGGAGCCAAAGCCAACAGCCTCACGCACCTGCGCCGGTCCAGAATAAGCGCGGCGCGCCTCTCCATAGACCGGGTTTACCGCATCGACCTCGTTCAGGAAGGAACGTCGCACGCTGTCGAGCGCGCGCCCATACTCATCGAGGTTCAGCCGGCCTGTGGTGCCGTCCCGGTAGCCCTCCAGGATATTGTCCCACCCCTTCTTGAGCAGGTTGATCGTCCGCATGTTCGGGACGCCCGATAGGATCGGATCTCCGGCCTCGTTGAAGCCGGTGATGGCATAATCCTGTGGATTGAAGGGGCGCCCCTCTGCCAAAGCCTCAAGGCGCTGGACGGCGACGCCCTCGCGGAGGCCGCGCTGCGCAACCGGATCGTTGAAGAACTGCTGTAGCCGATCATTCCAGACAGGACCGTGATCAAGAGCCTCCGCATAGAGCGGAGCGCTATCGGCTCGAGCCTGCCTGGTGAGTTGGTCCACAGTCTGTCGCGCGGTGCCGCCTGCTCCAAGACCCTCATCGAGGATATCGGTGACGCGCTGGGCCTGTCCGACCTGGCGCTTATTTAGGAAGTTTGTTGCTTCAGTGCTGGCCTCACCGGGCGACCTGACAACAGTGGCAAGCATCCGCTGACCAGGGGCTCCAAGGGCATCCGCGAGAACATATGGTTGCCCCGCGGCATGCGCGTCAGCCATCTCCTGTGCGATTTCCGAGACTGGACGCCGGCTTTGAATAACGCCCCGAACCACTTGCTCCTCTCCGTAGGCCTTCGGATTCGTCCGAGCGCGGATGTTCGACACCACCGGCGCCACTGCGGCGCCGCCGAGCGCCAGCGCGGGCGGGATGATGCCGCCGGCGGCCGCGCCGACCAGCGCGCCCTTGCCCGCGTTCGCCGCCCGCTCCTCCAAGCCGTTGCCTTCCATCGCGCCAGAGAAGGCGCCGTAGCCCGCTGCATCGGCCGCCGAGCTCGCGGTGCGCGCCAGCAAGCCGGCCTCGGGCGCGAGCATGCGCGCGGTCGTGAGGCCGCCGGAGGCGAGCCCGGCGCCAGTGACGCCGCCGCCGAGCACCTCAGCCGCCGTGCCGAGCGCGCCGGTATTCTTGCGCGCCTCGTCCATGATCAGATCTTCGCGCGCCTTGGCGTAGTTGTAGCCCTCACGCGGGTCGAACGTGCCACGCTTGATCATCTCAAGCGGGGTTTCCATCGCGGCCAAGATCGTATTGTCGGCGCCAAGCGTCGCGCCGTGGACGAGCCGCCGCGTGAAGCCTGCATCGCCCGTCGGGGCCGAACCATCGCCGCCCGTCACGAGATCGGAAATGCCCCTCTGCTTTGGGAAAAGGGCGTTGCGCTCATCGATCGCCGCCTGCTGGTACTTGTCCGGCTGCTTGGCAGGCTCGGCAGGCGCGGGGCCGGCGTCCGCAGAGCCGGAGCCGGAGACGGAGGCTTTCAGCGCTGCGACCGCGGCCGCCTCCGTCGGAGCCGAAACCTGATAGCGGCCGCCGCCGGGCACCTGAATTTCGAACGTCGGCATCAGTCGATCCTCTTGATCACGACGTTACCCATGCCGGTGGACTGGCCGGGCTGGAGCTGCGGCTGCGTCTCGGAGCCGGTCTGGCCGGGCTTGTAGAAGGTGCCGCCGCGGAGCGCGTCCGCGCGCTGCTTCTCGAATTCGAGGCGCCGCTGCGCGAGCTGGATGGCCTGGTCGAAGATCTTCTGGCGAACGACGTCCGGTTGGCTCGATGCGCCCTGGATCTTGAGCAGGATCGCGCGCTCGCCTTCGGTCGGGTTGCCGCCGAAGATGGATTTCAGCTGCTGGAGCGCGTTGGTCGTGATCAGGTTGTCCATTTCGGAGGTCGCGGTCGCGGCCTCGTTGCCGACCAGGCTGCCGATATAGCCGCGCGTGCCGGCGAGCGGGCCCTCGAAGGCCTTCTTCGAGAGTTCCTTGATCTTGTTGAGGTTGCCGATCACGTTCGTCGCCGCCATCACGGCGTCGTCGGCCTCGAGAATGGCCTTCTTGTCGGTTGCGGTGAGCGGCTGCGCGTCCTCGCGGGGGAATTTCCCCGTGAGGATGAACTGCTGATTGCGCGGATCCTTCGGGTCGAGCCCGCGCGCGATCAGCGCCTGCTCGCGCTGCGCCATCTGCGCCTGCGGCGTCTCCTTCTTGTCGTCCGGCGTGAACGCGCGCTCCACCTTGCCCGTTTCCGGGTTCCAGATGTAGCCGCTACCAAGCGACGTAGGGGCCTTGGCCTCGGGTTCATAGGCCTTGATGGCTTTGCCAGCCCTCTGGTCCCACACGTAGCCATTGCCGAGCGAGGTCACGGTCTGCGGGCCGTAATGCTGCTTGATCAGCTCGGCCATCAAAGCCGGGTTCTTGGCGGCCGCGGCGACGGCTGCGGGATCGGCGCCTTTGGCGAGCAGCGCGCGCGCGGTGAGGTTGGACTGCTGCGCCGCGATGGTGCCGGCATCGGTCGGCTGCCCGGTGATGGCTGCGCCAAGACCACCTGCGAGCGCGCCCAGCGGGCCGCCGCCGAGGTTACCGAGGAAGCCCTTCAGGCCGAGCATGAGGCGGTTGTCGCCCTCCGGGGCCGGAGTGGGTGCGGCCGTGGGCATGGCCGGGGCAGGCCCGGCCATGGACATCGGCGCGGCCGCCTTCGGCATGGCCGCATTGGCGTTCACGGGCGCGCCGACGGGCCCCTGCGGCCAAGGCGCGCTATCGATCGCGTTGGGCTCATTTGCGGCAACAACCGGCGGCCGTGGCGCGAACGACATCGGCGCCGGCGCGCCGTAATTGGCCACATCGGCCGGCATCGCGCCTGGATTATTGGCTATAGCCGCGGCGCTGTTCGCGCGCAGGAAGTCGAGGAGACCGCTGCCCTGCCCGCTCAGAAGATCAAGGAGACCGGCCATTTACGACGCTCCAAAACTGATATTGCCTTTGGGCCAGAGCGAGCCGATGCCGCTCGCGATCGTGGCGAACTGCTGCGCACCGCTCATCTGCTGTTCGCCTTCCGAATGGCCGTTCTGCGTGCCGAACTGCGCCGCGACCGGAGAGACCATGCCGAGCAAAGTTTGCAGCTGCGACGCCGGAATGTTGAATTGCTGCGCCATCGCGTTGATGGCCGCCGTCGGCGCGGCGTTCTGCGCGTTGAGGCCGGCCGAAACCGCTCCGATGCCGTTCGTGAAATTCGTGTTGGCCTGGTTCTGGTTGCCGTTGAGCAGGCCATAGGTCGTATTGCCGGCACCGTAGACCGAATTTAGCGCGCCGGTGCGCGTCGCGGTGTCGAGATTGGCCTGATTGAGGATCACAGGCGCTTGCCCCGCCGCGATGCCGCGCGCCAGAGCCTGCACGTTTCCAGGGGAGCCGTCGCGACCGGCTGCCGCCCATGCGCCGTTCACGCTGTTTGTGGTGTCTGTGGCGATCTGATCGAGCGCCGCGCGCACGGCAGGACTGTTCACGGTCGAATAGTTCGGGTCCGTGTAGGAAGACATCCCCGTCCTGTAGCCGGTCAGATTGTCGAGGATGGCGGAATCGTTCTTGGTCGCGCCGCCGCCGTTGAGCAGGCCGGTGACGCCGCTGTTGATCGGCTGGCTATAGTCCGGCGTGCCGTTGGAGTTGGCGATGACCTTGTTGAGAACGCCCTG